GTTGAGGGCGGAGGTGCTGGAGTTATCCGTCAGCACCTTTCGGCCCGGCACCGGCATGGGCGCGGTGTCGCCGACCGGCGTAGGCGTGCTGCCTTCGAGGGTGGACATAACGTTATGAACCGAGAAGACCGATGAAACGTCCGTGGCGCGGATCGTGCGCGAAACGCCGTTGGTGATTTTGGAGCGCTCCCCGAAGGGTGCGGCTGATGTAATTGCGAAAGCAATACGCGCGGCGATGACTGAGACGGCGGAGGTTGAAGTCTTGCCGCTGGCGAAGAAGTCCGGTGAATCGCAGCCTGAAGATGAAGAGCACACGAAAGAACAACCGGAAGAGGAGGGCGAGGAATGAGCACGGGTAAACGCGGTTACCGACTGCCTGAACGTCTCGCCGCACGAATGAAGGGGAAGGAGTTCCGGGTGTTGGCGCGGGCGTGGAAGGTGTGGCGACCACCCCTCGACATGAGCATTTCAGATTGGGCGGATGAATATCGCCGCCTGCCGAATGGCGTCACGAGTGAACCTGGCCGCTACAACTCGCGGCGCTTGCCGTGGGCGCGGTTCATTTTGGACGCGATTGGGGCGCGGCGTTACCGTGACCACATCCTTGTCGGTGCGAGTCAGGTGATGGGTAAAACGGAGATTCTTAACTGTGTAGTTGGATACTTCATACATGCGGAGCCGAGCCCGATTTTGGTAAAGTATCCGACGCGGGATTCGGTGGAAGCGTGGAGCAAGGCAAAGCTCGATCCAATGATTCAGGCGACGCCTGTGCTACGTGCGATTTTCGGGACAGAGAAAAGCCGCGACGGGAACAACACGATTACGGAGAAGAAGTTTCCCGGCGGAAGCTTGACGATGATCGGCGCGAACAGTCCTAGCGGAATGCGTCAACGCTCGAAGAAGGTTGTAATTCAAGATGAGATTGACGCGGACGAAGTGAGCGCGGGCGTTGAAGGAGATCCGACCGACCTAGCGGACAAGCGGGCGGAAAGTTACGGCGACCGGCTTTTGTTGAAGAGTTCGACCCCGACGATTTCCGGGCATAGCCGATGCTGGAAGTTATTGGAGAAATCGACCTTTCACGAGTGGCACGCGAAATGTCCGGCGTGCGAAAAGTTGCATGTGTTGAGTTTGGCTAATTTGAAATGGCCAAGTGAGAAAGACGAGAACGGGAAGACGGTAAGCAGGGACGTATCCAAAGCGTATTACGAGTGTCCGGAATGCACGGCGAGGTGGGACGACCTTGACCGGCAGCGGGCGATTATGAGCGGGCAGGCGATTGCGCGGCATCCCGAGGCGACGACCTTTGGCTTCCACCTGAACGGGCTGTATAAACTCATAGGCGGGAGCCAGGCATTTGACTCAATGCTGCATGAATTTGCCGAAGGGTTTTTGAAGCAGGCCGCCGCAGATCGGGAGTCGAAGAAAGTTTTCCGTAACACATTCGAGGCTCTGCCATGGGAAGAAGAATTCGAGAAGCTGGATGAGAAAGCGGTGTTGGAGAGAGCAGAAGACTACGACCCAACGGCGTTGTTGCCGGCCGGTGTGCTCCGCGTGGAGGTTGGTGCGGACGTGCAAGAGGACCGGATTGAAATGGAATTTGTTGGATACGGTGAAGCTGAAGAGACGTGGGGTCTTGGGTATCATGTAGTGCACGGTGACACGCAGGGCGACGCGGTTTGGAAGGAGCTTGACCAATTGCTTGCCCGGCAATTTCGCCACCCTTGCGGGAAGAGCCTGGCGGTTACGACGACGTTCATCGACTCAGGGTGTAGGCAGGACCGAGTCATGCAGTTCACGGGACCGCGAAAAGCGCGCGGTGTGTATGCGTCGAAGGGATACAATGCGCCGGGAAGGCCTATTCCGATCTTGGGGCGCAAGCCATCGCTGAATAACAAAAGGAAAGTGCCGCAATGGATTGTCGGTGTTACGGCTGCGAAGACGGTTATTTATTCGCGGATCATGGTGCCTGTGCCAGGGGCGGGGGCGATGCACTTCCCCCGCGGACACGGCTATGACGCGCGGTATTTCCGGCAACTGACAAGTGAACGGAGGTTGACGCGCTATGCACAAGGGAAGCCCTATTACATTTTTGAGGCAGAAGGGCGGCGTAACGAGCCGCTTGATATTCGCGTGTATGCTTTGGCTGCGCACAGGCGCGTGATGTTTGATGCGGTCGCGTTGACGAAGGCGCTGGAGGTCAAGGCAGAGGAAGCGCCGGAAAGAGAGGCGGACGAAACGGCGGCGGTGAAACCGAGCCGGTTGGAAGGGGTGGAGGCCTCGCCGCTTGTTAGGTCGTTTGCGTCGTTGCCGGCCTATGTTCCGATGAGCGAGAGGCACAAAGGCGGAGGCGGTGCCTCGGTTTTTAAAGTTTGACCGGTTTCCGTTCAGCGCTCGACGTATAGGCTTGAGGCGTATACGTGGCGGGGATACAGCACAGGGATGAAGGTTACAGCATTTGTTGACGTGCAGCCGGTGACGACATACATGGATCAATTGGCCATCGTCCTAAAGCAAAGCAATGCGCGGACGATAAGGATGGAGGCGATGGCCATCGTTCTCTCTGCTATGACCATCGGTAAAACAAAGAAGTTTTCAGACGATGAGATTGAAGAAAGCGCGCGGCGGCGGGCGTTGCGGCGGTTCCCGACCGGCGCGATTAACAGCGGGAAACGTGGTGGAGTTCGAGGGCGTGCGTTTGCGGTTATTAACGCAAAGGCGAGGCGGCTTTATGACATGGAGGAGAATGGTTATCCCGCGCCGATTGACAGCGTCGGCAAGGGGGCGCACCTGACCGATGCGGAGTGGGCGACATGGAAAAGTGAATACGTTGCGGCGTGTGAGAGGGCAAAGAAAAGTGCTGTTGACCGCAAGGCGGCGCGATTCTTGACCGCAAAAAGTTGGTTTGAATTGATGGTGAAAATTGCCGAAGGCGGAGACGTAAAAGGATACCGTGACGCGATTAAGCGCGCAAGGCCTGTAGGCGGTAAGTCTCGCGACGTGGTTGCGGCGGTTCCGATGAAGACAGGCACTTTGTTTTCCCTCACGGTGGTAAATGGTTCCGGCATCGTGATTGCGAACAATGGCCAGCGGTATTTAAACACGGCGATTGCGAGACGGCGGAAGTTTTTTTTGAACAGCCTTGAAAAAGGGTTTCTGTCTGATGCGAAGTTCCTGCAAAAGTATTACCCTTGGGCTGTGGTATCGTGATCGTATTACAAGCGTATTGACTTAGCAAATACGCCAGCCATGGAAGAGTCATGGCATTGACCGCCGCACAAACCCGAAGGTTAGAGGAAGTCAGGAGCGAGATCGATCAGATCGAACACCGGCTTGGGGTTTCGCACGCGCTCGGGGATTCGCACAGCGCGCAGGGTATCGCGGCGACATTCAACGACAACCAGAAGTGGCGTAGCAGGTTAAACGTTTTGAGGGCATTACGGGACCAGCTTGAAGCGGTTGAGGCGGACGAGGCTTTACCGACTCCGCCTGGGGTGAATATTTCGTATTACCGGCCTGATACGGGCCGCATAACTCTATGAGTCGCAAACTAGAATTTGTCTCACCGGTTATTTACGATGCGCGCGGGCGGGCAATGTCTCGCATGTATTCAGTTGGTGACTACGAGGCGACGCGCAACACGAGGGAACGGACGCTTTTTTCTGGCAGCTACTACCGTAATCAGACGGAGACGGAGCAACTGCCGTTCACCGACCGGCTTAAGATCATCGCCTACCTCCGGTTGGCAGTTCGAAACAACCCCGTTGTTGCTGCGCTCTGCATGAGATATGCGACGGTGATTGGTTCGCCCTCGGTGCATTTCAACACCCTTGATGGAGGGGTGAACAACGAAAAGGAAACTGCGGTTGAAGCGCGGTTGAAGACGATTTGCCACGGCACAGGGTGGAGCTGGCACCGGCTGCATAAAATTGTTTCGGTTGAGGAGCTCATTGCCGGTGAAGTGTTCGCGGTGAAGGTTGGTGGGAAAATTCAACTTATACCTGCGGAGCTCTGCGGGAGCCCGGCGCAACCCGAGACCAACGAAGTTGACGGTATTTTCTACGGTGAGGAAGGCGAGCCTACGGCCTATCGTTTCGGCGTTCGCGTGAACTACGGCGGGAGCAACGTATCCAGAATTTCATACGCAGAGGAAGACGGTGCGCGAATCGTTGATGCGGAATTTGTGACGCACCTTGGCGAGCCGAGCCGGATTGAAGAGCGGCGCTATTCCCCGCGCCTTTCGTCGGTGATCGGGCAGATTCAAAACCTTGACGACATTATCCGCGCGAAGGTGACGACGGTGAAGAACCAGAGCGCAATGTCCTTGTTCTTCACGAAGAACTTCGATCCTGGCTTGTTTGCCGAGGCGTCGGCGATGGCCTCGGCGGTTGAAGGGAACGCGGGCACATTGCTTGCGCAAACCGTGGCGCGGTCCGCGTATCAGGAAATTCGCAATGGGCAGATCATGTATGGAGAGGCAGGGGAAGACGTGAAACTTATCGAACCCAACCTGAACGCGCAGGACTTTTCACAATTTGCGCTTGGGTTGCTCGACCAGATTTGCGCGCCGGTTGGTTTGTTTCCTGAGGAGGTTTTAGTCGGTTATCGCAACTCGTCTTATTCATCGGCGCGAGCGGATCGTATCCGGCTTGGTGATACGCTGAAAGATCTTCGTCGCAGCCGTGAAGGCTTTTGTGATTCGGTTGTTTCGATGATTCTTGGCGTCGCAATTGACAGCGGGGAGATTCAAGACGCGAGCGACGGCGTCGCGGATGTTTCCTACGGGTGGCCCATCATTCGCGAGATTGACGAGCAAAAGCATGTAAGCGGGCAGGCGATTGCGCTGGCTAACGGGTCAAAGTCGCTCGACCAGATTTGCGCGGAGAACGGAACTTTTTCCGATCAGGTGCAGACGCAGGTCGTGAGGTGCGCGACGCGCTCGGCAAAGCTTGTTAAAGCGTATTCCTCTTACCCCTCGCCGACGCCTGAACAGGTGGAAGCGCAGAGCGTGACGGCGGCTGAAATTGTCGCGCACATGCCGAATGCTACGGCGGCGGCGGAGGCGATTCGGAACGCGGCTGTCGCCGAGGCGTCTATAATCAACGCGGACGCAAACGCGCAACGCGTGGAGAATGACGGTATGGCGGCGGGCGCGGCACCTGTTGCGGGCGTAGTTGCGCCGGTGATACAGCGCAAACCGGCGCTCATTGAGAGCATCGGCATCGGTGGCACGCAGGCGCTTATCCAGGTCTTGCAGCAAGTTGCGTCCGGCGTCCTTCCTCGCGAGCAAGGAATCGCAACGCTTAGCCTACTCTTTGGCATAAGTGCCGAGGAGGCTGGAAGCATGGTTCCCGGCAAGGGAACTGCGGACGTCGTTGAAGGTGCTGAGGCAATCGCGCAGGCATAATTTACCATGAGCAAAAAACACATTTACTCTGTTCCTCAGGTGACAGGTCTTGCTGTTGACGCAGAGGCCGGAACTATTCGGAACGTTGCGATCATGACCGAGGGCGAAGCGCTGGGGCATGGGTTGCGGGTGGACAGGACGACGCTTCAGACGCTGTATTCGCTCGGTAAGGACGGCGGCGTGAAGGCGTTTTTGAATCACCTGGATCAACCTTCGCCGACGGATGCAGTTGGTGTGTTCTCAGGCTTCTTCATCGATGCGGAGAACGGTCTGCCCGCGAAGTTGCGGGCGACGTTCAAGGCGTTCAAGGCGTTCAAGCTTCACGCGGCCAAGGAGTATTTGACGTTGTTCGAGCTGGCAACCGAGGCACCAAAGACATTTGGAATGAGCGTATCAATTTATCAGGACGAGGAGGAGGCGAGCGATGGAGGGTTTCCCTTCATCCGGCCAACGTCTTTTGACTCTGCCGACTTTGTTTCACGTCCGGCGGCGAACAAGGCTATTTACTCGGAAGAAAGCCTTGACGTATCACATAAACAAATACAACCCGTAGTTAAAGAGCCGATACAGTCTGTATCGGCTGACCAAATACAACCCAAACCAATTTTTAAAATGCGCGAAATTTACGCCAAGTATTCCGCTTCCCCGAAGAAGCTTACCCGTGCCGTTCAACTGATGGCTGAGAGTGACAAAGCAACCGAGGCCGCCGTGATTGAGACGGTGGAGGCGGAGGCATCCGTCGAGGAAGTCGCTGCACTTCGCAAGGCCGTTGCTGACCTAACCAAGGAGCGCGACGATCTCGCCGCCAAGGTTGGAGAGTTGACCGGCGACGTTGAGAAAATGGCCGCGCCTGCGGCTGAGGTTCCCGCGTTGAAGGAAGCTAACACGAAGCTTTCCGCCGATCTTGGCGAGGCGAAGAAGAGCATTGCTGAAATGGCAACCCGCCTTTCGCGCTATGGTGTCTCTCCTCTTAAACTCGCTGCCAAAACTGACAAGGCCGCGCCGGCCGCTACCTGTAGCGCAACCGAGTTCTCGGCAAAAACCGCTCTGGAAAAAATGGAGTTCTCCCGCGCAGGCGGTCGAATCATCGAAAACCTTTCGTAAGAAAACCCGTATTCAAAATCTAATTACTTACTACAATGGCTAATACACTGACAAATCTTATACCCGATACCTACGCCGCTCTCGACGTAGTGTCTCGCGAAATTACCGGCTTCATTCCCTCCGTCCTCCGTGATTCCAAAGCGGATCAAGTGTCTGTTAATCAGACTCTGCGAATCCCGATTACGCCAACCGCCACCGTTTCTGACATTACCCCGGCGATGTCTATTCCGGCGGCCGTCGATCAGACGGTAACCAATGCGACCCTCACGATCACCAAGCAACGCGAAGCCAAGTTCTCGTGGTCCGGCGTGCAGCAACGGGACATCGACACCGGCGTCGGTTATGCCTCGTTGAAGCAAATGCAGATTGCTCAGGCGATCCGCGCTCTTGTGAACGAGATCGAGGTTGACCTTGCCACCGTCGCGCTCGCTAACGCTTCCCGCGCCTACGGCACCGCAGGAACTACGCCCTTTGGAACTGCGGCCGATTACACCGCTGCCTCAAATCTGCATCGCATCCTTGCCGACAACGGTGCGCCGATGAGCGACAAGCAACTTGTCATCTCGACCGCTTCGGGCGCGAACCTTCGCGGTAAGCAAGCAACCAGCCAAATCGCCTTCAATGACAGCCTGCTTTTGCAGGGTGTGTTGACCGACATTAACGGCTTCAAAGTTCGCGAGTCTGCAGGCCTGGGCGGTGCAGTTACCGCGGGCACCGGCGCTAGCTACCTCCTCAACGGAGCCCTTGCTGTTGGTGCTACCACCGTAACCGTCGATACTGGTTCCGGCACAATTCTAGCCGGTGATATTGTCACCATCGGCGCGCACAACTACGTTGTGAAAACTGCGCTTTCCGGTGGCATCTTCACCATTAACGCGCCCGGCATCTTTGTCGCCGCGGCCGACAATCTCGCGATCACTGTCATTGCCAGCCGAAACTCTGCTGGCGTTGCCTTTGACCGCTCCGCAATCCTCCTGGCCACCCGCATTCCCGATGCACCTGCCGAGGGCGATTTAGCTGTAATGTCCGAGGTTGTTACCGATCCGCGCACCGGCCTTTCCTTTGAGGTTCGCGTGTATCCTGGCAACCGCATGGTGACCTACTCAATCGCTGCGTGTTGGGGCGTTGCGGCTATTAAGCCTGCTCACTCCGCGCTCCTCATCGGTTAATTCCAGCAGAGGATTCCTGCCATGTTCGATCCGGCGACGACGCCAGCCATTGACGGTTGCGCCCGTCGCCGGATTTTTATTGCCAACATCTACCGTCGGCCAATACGGGCGACGTATTCAGGCAAGACCTACACGGTCTGTCAGACGACGCCCAGCGCGCAACGCAAGGCGAGCCTTGCCGGATTCACGGAAGAGATCCCCGATCTTGAAATAATGATTGCGCTAGGCTCAGGTGCAACGGCACCGGAAGCGCTCGGTGCGCAAGGCGTCACCATCGACGGGAAGACCTACCGAATCACGTCCGTTCAGTCTGATATTGGGCCGGATTGTTACCAGCTTTCCCTTTCGCTTCGCCGTTAAAAACCCATGCCCACGCCCGCGCCATCGCTCGAAAAGCTTTTTGACATTCAGGCGAATGTTGAGGCTGCGTTTGCCGCTTACCTCACCGCAAACGGGCTTGCGTCTTATGCGACGCGCAGCGCGGAGAACCTTCCAGACGCTCGTGTAATTGTGCAGGCGGAAGTCGGCGCGTCTGTTGGCGGGCACGAGATGCGTAGTGATTCGACCAATACAGGAGCGCACGAGGAGGATTGGTTTTCGCTCACGCTTAACTTTCACGTTCAGACGGACCGCGCAATTGTTGCAGCGTCCCCAGATGCATACCTTGCGGATTTGCATGATTATTGGGTGGCGCGGTGCAAGGTGCTCATGCTTAGGGGCGCGATCAATGGCACCATTTCAGGAGTCACGGCGCTCTCACTTTCATTTTACAGGATACCGGTTTTAACGTATTCAGGCGACCAATACGACACGACAACAGACGCGCTTGATACGACAAGCATCAGCTACGCTGCGCAGGTGCACATTCTTACAGACGCGTGGCCTGCATAATTTCGTTCAGAAAAATTTAACCAATAAATTACCATGCCAAGTTATGACCCGCTAGGTTCAAAAGTCACCGTTGACGCTACGATCAATGCAGTTGTTTACATTGTCCTCGCTTTCACCCGCAACGGTGCGGGAGCGGTTGGACCGGATTTCTCGAACAGCAATGGCAGTTATCGGGGGCAACGGAAAGTGTCCGGTCCCGAAGATGCCTCAATGACAATTGAGGTAACGGACGATGCAGAGGCCGCGCCTGAACAGTTCGACACATTCACCTATGACGGCACCGTTTGGGTAATCCAGACAGCCGGGCTTGGGATGTCAGCGACAGGTGCGGCGACCCGTTCGCTTTCGTTGCGCGCGCAGACTGCCGAAGAGCTGGCCGCGCTCACTCCGTAATGCCGCGATGAATACACCCCGCAACTTCACTGAGGTTGCGGGCTGGCGCGAAGCGTTTACGGACGCGGCAAGACGGTTAGACGAGATTCGCACCGGCTCGCTTTTTAATGTCCCTCACCGGCTCCTTGGCGAGCCGGTGAGGCCGTTGACGCTTGCTGACTGGACCCTGCTTGACCAGGCTGATTCTCCGTTTGTGACGGGCAGGCAGCCTAGCGTCGCGCACGCTTCAAATCTCGTTTGGTTATTGTCGCCAAATTACCGGCCTGATGGTGTATTTGCCCGGCACCTACGGCGGCGTTTATTCAAGCGGATAATGCGCCGTTACAGCTTTAACGAACTGGAGATCATCGCACAGGCGCGGGCGTTCTTGGATGACTGGTTTGTTGACATGCCTGGATATTTTGAAGCTAGCGGTGGGGACGGAAGCGGGCCGGTTAATTGGCCGCGCAAGACGTTACAGGTGGAGTTGTGTGCTGATGTTATGAGGGTGTTTCCCTCGTTTCGTTTTGAGGAGTTGCAGCGGATGCCATTGGCGCTTTTTTGGCAATGGATGCACGCGGCGCGGGCGGTGCGAATGCCTGAATATCGGAATTATCAGTTGACGGATTTCGTGAATACAAAGGCGAATGCAGAGTTGAACAGGCTGAAGCGTGAGGCAGTATCCAGAAACTAATACGATGAGCAAAATAACTGCAATGTTCGGTGCCGATGTTGGCGAGCTGGAGGCCAAGATGTTGACGGCCACGCGAGCAACGAAGGCTTATGAGCGCGCAGTGGCGGCGGTTGACGGGAAAAAAGCGGGCGGTGATTTTACAGCGAATCTTGCGAAGCAGAACGAGGCGATTGCGAAGGCTACAAATCTACTTCGCGGCGGGGCAATTGGCGCGGGCGTCGGCATGATTATCGGCAAAATGAAAGAGTTTGCGAGCGCGGCGGAAGCGATGGGCGACAAGGCAACCGTTGCTCAAAAAAGCGCTGCGAAATGGGGCAAGGAATTTGAAGAGTTCGCTGGTAGTTTCACGAAAGCGGGCGCGTCAGTGCTCGGCACGCTGGCAGGCTGGGGGCGTGCATTTGGCGACTCGTTCCGCTCGCCGATGCAGAAGGGTTATGACGCCGTTGCGGAGTCATCGGAAAAGGCTGCGAAGCGGCAGGAAGAGGCATTGAAAAAGAGCAAGGAAGCACACGCTAAAGCGGCGGCAGAAATTCCAGAATTGCTCAAAAAGCTTGAGGGTGAAAAGCGCGAGACGGAGATGTCAGCACTTGGTGAATACGGCAGGCTGCTGACTGAGCAATACGAGACGGAGAAGCGGCTCACGGAGAACGCGGCCGGCAAGAAAAACGAGGTAACGAAAGCCGAGGCGATAAAGCTAACAACGGAGCTTGAGGTGATCCGCCGCAAGCGGCGTGATCTTGAGGCAAAGCTCAATGCGGAGGACGCGAGCGCGGCGGCGAAGCTTGCGGCGGAACAAAAATCAAAGGCTGAGAAGTTGGTCGCGGATGAGGCGAGCGCGGCGGCGAAGATTGCGGACCTGAAATACCAGAAGGCGTGGGACGCGGCGACGAATGAGCAACGTCTTACGCAGCTTGTTAAAGAGGGCCGCGAGGCGCTTGCCGATTTCGAGAAAGACAACACCAACAAAAGCCTTTTGCGCGTCGAGGAACTGCGTCTGAAATACGAGGATCTGAAGAAGACGATGGCAGGTGAAAAAGGTGTGAAGCTTCCCGTTACAGCAGCAGCCGCCGTGGCCTCGAATTACTTCGACGTGAGCGGGAGCCAGGTCGCCGGCCGCGCAATGTCTAAGGCTGCTTACGAAGCAAGCCGTGGCGTCAAAGGCGGCGCGGCAGATCAGGTCAAGGGGGCGCTCTCCACCACGGAGGGATTGCTGAGTTCAATCGACCGAAAACTAGAGGCCAAACCATTATGAGCGAATACGACCCGTTCGACTTAACAAGCCCGCAGGCCAATGGTCCGCAGGTTATCACGTATCCACTTATCGATTACGGGGACACAACGCACATCGTTGTGACTCAGGAATACTTTGTATTAGCGGAAGACTACACGCCGCCGACGCTCAACACGTCAATGACGGTGAACGCGACAACGGTTTACCTTGTAGATGACACGACCCCGCAGAAAGCGGACGCCGGTCTTGTTGTTTACACGCGTCGATGGTCATCCATCCCCGCGACGCATTACGAGCCCACGAGCTTTGCGGCGACTTTGCCGGGGCTGGAGGACGTTAGAAATTCGCTCCCGTTCGCGATGAACGGGCGGATAAAAACCGAGTTCTTCCTTGTTGGTTCCGGCCTGACCTACACGACCTTTTACGCGATCCCGATTGTCCAGGCGTCGACAGCTTACGGCAGCGGCGGGTCATCGGCGGGGCAGCTTCCTCTTTTCGGTGGTGGTTTCTTTTTGGATACAACCACGGTGCCTACTGCGGCTACGTATTTGACGGCGGTTACGACCGACGCGGGAACGGCGACGAGCTACACTTACAAAGCGACGGCCAGCGAATTGACGCGTTACGCGGGAAATATCTGGATGAGAAAATACACGGAAGTGAAAGCACTTTAACCTATGGCCAAGGTAACGAAAATCAAAGCGGCGGCCGATCCATTTGCGTCTATAGCGCGGAAGGTAAACGAGGTCATTGACGCGAATCCTCCGTTGGTTGCCGGCGCAGGGGTTTCAATTGTTGAGTCGAAGGAACGCCGGTTGATTACCGTTACGGGCGTCGGCGGAAGCGGCGATGTCACCCGCACTTTCTTTACCACCTCATCCGGCACTGCCGACCTCACCGTTTCCGCAGGAGCGATCAACAATGTAGCCTACGCTGGAGGCACGCTCACCGCGCCCGCGAACGGAGATAAGGTCTATATCGACGCAACGATCAGCGGCACCACGGTAACGGCGGTTACGGTCGCGAAGGCTGCGAGCGTCCCTGCCAATACCAGCACGCACGTTTACACCTTGCTTGCTACGGTAGCAGTAGCGTCGTCAATCGCCACTGCAACTCCTGTCGCGTGGAACTACTCACAGATGCAGATATGCGGAAGCTACGCGTCGGCCTACTGGGGAGGGTTCGGGGAATGATCTCGGTGCTAGGTCAATGCGCATCGTGCTGCGAGTGCCCGACTGCAACGGTGGAGTGGGATTCGGTGAGCGTGACGAAAGAGAAGTGCGGACTCGTTGAGTTTTCTGGGTATGAAAGCACGCCGCCGAAACGATATTTGACCGCGACATTTGCGGGAATTTCAGCGACCGTTTACTTCACCAACGGAGACCCTTGCGCTGACAGTCAAGATCCCTACGACATTGTTTATTCAGGGTCTGCAACGCTCGATTCATTATCGTGTGATGTTGAAGCATGCGGGGCGTTCTTGGTAGTCACGGAGCCGATAACATCGACCACGTTTGCCTATCCAGTATTTATTACAGGATACACGCCGGATACTCTACGTGATGACATGGCGGCTGATATATGCCCTCATGCCTGCGCGGATTTCAGCGCAGAAAACTCCAGCGGAACCATTACAGAAACCCCGGTTTCGGCTGTTTTGGCGACCTACCGTTCAGGCGTAGGAAGCTGCACTTTATCCAGCGAATACACCACTGCACTTTTGATCTCAAATGCAGAGGCGTCGCTCCCTGCCTATGACGACGACTGGGACGATACCGCAGGTAGCGTCTCCAACCTCTCGACCGACGAGCTATCAATCGCCATCCGCGAATCCCGCTATCGCCTCCGGTTCAGTATCCCTACCACGAATACCGGCACCAACTTCCGCGCAACGTGGGTGGAGAGGTTCATTGCCGAGGCAGGCACGACAATAACCTCCGTCTCGGTCCACTCCGCAGGCGTTTACCGGCCTACCGTCACGCTCTCCGCGCCCCCGACCGGCGGCGTGCAAGCGCACGCCCGCGCCGTAATGTCATCGACCGGCACCATATCCAGTATCTCAATACTCCACCCCGGCTCCGGTTACACCTCCGCGCCCACCGTCACCGTGCAGGCTGCGACGGGCGGCGGCACGTCATCGACGGGGTGGGTTGCCACGCTCACCGCCGGCCAAGTAACCGCCATCGGTTCCGGCTCCGCTGGCGATTACCGGCCAACGCTGGCATTTAGCTCTGGCGGCGGGTCAGGCGCAACCGCTACCTGCACGCTCGACGCAGTGGGCGGAATTGCATCCGTCACCGTCACGGCGGCGGGGTCCGCCTACACAAGCGAGCCCACCCTTACAATCACGCCAAAAGTCACCGGCTCGACCGCCGCCGACTTGCTCATACACCTCGGCACCGAAACCGCTAAATGCACCGTTTGGGATGGAGCGACACCGGGCGGGTATGCCGAGGGCACGCCCTCGACGTGGCCAATCCTGCCATCCGCCGCGCCCTACTACTTTGAATTAGCCGTCCCTACCTCGGACGGAACCACCCTCGTTGCCAACCTCCGCGCCGTTTGCGATGGATCAGCCTGCTAAGCCATTCCCAAAAGGCGTCGTTGAGGTCCGCGACCAGATTTGCGAGGACTGCCCGACGCCGTGCTCGCCGCGCCCCGACTCAACGCAGCCTTGCGCCCGCTGCGAACTCAAACGGTGGGGCACTTGGGGCGCGTGCAGGGACACCCCGCCACCCATGCGCGGCCTCGGCGACCTCGTTGCCAAGGTAGCAAACCCCATCGCAAAGGCTCTCCACATCGACCCCGCTAAGTGCGGGTGTAAAGCCCGTCAAGAATGGCTCAACCGCAAGGTTCCGTTTAAACCGGCACGATAGACGCAGGCCACGCGCTCGGTTTCACGAACACCTGGACCGCATAGGTCAAAGACACCTCTTCGACGCCTTCCTCTGCATAGACCTGCCGCGCTCCCCCCGTCGCTTGCCATGAGTCAGGCGCGATGAAGAGATTTGAAAGTAATGTCTGGATGGATACACGGTCCATCATTACCGCCCGCATCAACCCGCGATACCCCGCCGCGTTTTGGCCCGCCTCGTTTGACGTGAGCAAGCGGACTTCGAGCGTAACGGAGAATTGATCGTAAACGCGATTCGTGCCGACGCCGGTCTGGTGCGGACCTTCGCCCACCACCGATGACTCAACCTCAACGCGAGGAATATCCAACAGGGGCGTGCTCGCCGATGCAGTGGAGACAGCCGGAAGCAGCTTGTTTACGAGGTGCGTTTTGACGGCGGTCTCGATCTGCGTCTCTATATCTAGGAGGACTTGTATTGTGGCCATGGTTACAGGTTGGGAAATGCTTTTTTGATTGCGTCAAGGTCTTCACCAAGGCCGCGTTTTATGAGTTGGTCGAAGAGCTTTGCGCGGCCAATGAGCACGCTTTGAAGCGTGCGGTCCATGCCGATGCGCACCGCGTAAGGCAGGGTATTATTGAGCGTGATTGTGAACCGGTGCCCGTCATTCGCCTCGTTGCCGTTGCCGTTGGAATACCGCTTGCCCTTAACCGACAGCGCGTGAGTGGCCCGCGCCATGTCGCGCTTCGAGATTGGACCGCCGCCTTTGACCCCGTTGAGGTTGATATTCAGATCAAGCGCGATTTGTAGCCAGCTCTGTTTCGCTAGGCCGATTGCCCCGCGCCCGGCTTTTAGTTCCGGCGCATGGTTGGACGCCCAACGGTTGCGCACCGATTCAAACTTTGCCCGCGTCGCCGCACCGATTCGCTTCGGACCTTCGCCGGTCGTCGCGTTGCCCATGGTGCCAGCGACGGCGACCAAAACGAAGTTGCGGCCATTGCCCCACGGCGAGCGCAGCCACATGTTGCCGTAGCTCCCAGCGTCGCGCATACCGGCAACGACATACCCCTGGCCACGGTCAGGCCCGCCCTTGCGCTTGCCCGTGCCCCATGCCGATTTTGTCGCGCCCTTTGCGTTCCGTAGATGCGAAGACCGGTCAACGTCTGCCTCAGTCGCAAACTTCGTCCGCTTAAAGCACGCTTTCAAAACTGATCCCGCCTCGGCACGTATGACGTTGGGCATCCCGATTTTTAGGCGATGTTCAAGGCGACGCACCATCTCATTGAAGCGAGATGTATCCACATTAAATGACACCTCGCCGCTCATGGGGTGGCGTTGAGCGTGCGCCGGTCGGCGGACAGCATGAGGACCAAGGTTGCCGCATCCGAAGCGGTATCGACTTTTGCGATACGGAAATTTGAATACGTTGCCGCGCCGGGCTTTACTATCGCAATCCGGCTCCCCTCGGTGGGCATGGTGGCGAAGTCCGACAGTAGCGCGGTTGCCTCGCAAGTCACGGTCTCGACCGCGCCAAGCAGGTTGATTACTTCGCGCTCGCCGAGGGTGGAGAGCGAGCAGGAAAACGTTGCGCCCCCGTAGGACGCGACGGCAGGCAGGTCCGAAATCATGGCGGCGGCATCCGTTGCAAAGTAATCACTCATGCTCATGGGTGACGTATTGACAAACCAATGACAGAAGCGCAAGCCTGCACGCATGGCAATCAAGCAAACCTTCTTCGGACTGGACGCAGCCACGCTTGCGTCACTGAAAACCAAATACATCGAGGCGTTGGAAGCGGTGGCGGTGGCCGGTCAAAGCTACTCCATCAGTAACAGAAGCTTTACCCGCGCAAATCTTTCCGAAATCAAAGACACGCTTGCCGAGATTCAGGCCGCGATTGAATACACCAACGGCACCGCCGTCACCACCACCCTACCCAGCTTCCGCCGATGATCGATTTTAAAGCCCCCCTTCCAAACGCTTTCGAGCGTGCGCTTGCTACCTTCGCACCTGGGATTGCGCGTGAACGCTACCGTAACCGCGTCGCCTTTTCATACGAAGGCGCACGCATCTCCCGCCTTCGCGACACCCCGCAACACAACCCCAACCCGGAGAACGCATCGGATGCATATAGCCGCGTCAATTTACTCAAACAAGTGCGCGATCTCTGCGAGAACAGCGTGCTCTTTCAAAGCATCTTAACGAAGCTCGGCAACTACGCGCTCGGCGAGGTTCGCTGGCAGGCCAAGACCGAGGACCGCGAATGGAATAAAAAGGCCGAGCGCATCATTGCCGAATGGTCGCGTGACTGCGACGTGTCAGGCCGGTTCTCGTTTCAAGACCATTGCCGCATCGCCCTGTATTCGGTTCTTCGTGACGGCGATTACTTCTGGCACATCCGCACCGAGGGCGGGATGCTGAAACTCCAGGGCATCGAGTCCGACCGAGTCGGCGGTGCGAATCCGATCACCAAAGAGGGCGAAAGCTCCGGCGTGATTTACGATGTGAGCACCGGCAAGCCCACCGCATACCGGGTGTTTCGCCGCACCGCCGCCGGTAATTATGCGGAGGGTGTGGAGGTCTCCGCGAATGAGATCGTGCCGTTCTTCGACCACCTCAGATACGACCAATACCGTGGCATCTCCAAGTTTGCGCCGGTCATCACGACCGCCCGCGACTTGAAGGAGTTGATGGAGGCTACCCGCATCGGGGTAAAGTTTGAGAACTACCACGGCGCGATTGCTTACAGCGAGCGAGGCCAGTCCAACGACCCCATTGACTTTTTTGCCAGCGGACCGAGCACCAACATCAACGGCGCGAACGTCCCCGAGTTTAAGTTGGAGCCCGGCGTGGTGAAGCATTTGCCCAATACTTCGCGGATGGATTTCTTGAAGAGCGACCGGCCAAGCGGTCAGTGGCAGAGTTACGTTCGCATGCTCGTCAAAGAGATCTTGCAAGCCCTCGACCTGCCGGAAGGTTTTGGTTGGGACTTGGCAGGGCTTGGCGGCCCCGCCGCCCGCATGGACGCAGCGCAGGCGTATCGTAAAATTCGATACCTGCAAAATGCCCTCATGGTCCCCCGCATGGACCGCGTGACTTACCTGCGTCTGATGCAGGCTTTTGCCGACGGTGAACTCGAATACCGTGACGACTGGAAGGCGCGGGCGTGGCAGTTCCCAGCCATGCCGACAATCGATGTTGGCCGCGATTCCGCAGCCGGAATTAACGAGGTTCGCGCCGGTCTGCTATCGAAGGCGGATTGGTTCGCGGAGAGCGGACAAGACGGCGACGAGGAAGAGGCGACAATCGGACGCGAGGCCACGGCTTTGATCGAGCGTGCAAAGGCCATTTCAGCCGAGACCGGTTTCCCCGTTGAGCGCGTCGTGGACATGCTCGACATGCGTATCCAGAACGGAACACCCGCAATCGCGTTGCCAAGCGAAGGAGGCGGAAACGCTCAACCGCTCATCTCTACTATCGGCATCGGCGGCACCCAGGCACTCACCGAAATCATTGCCAAGGTAGGGACGGGAGAGCTCACCGTTGAAGCCGCCCGCGCCATGCTCGGCGAGGTGTTTGGCCTCGGCGCCGAGGTATCCGCCCGCATGATACCGGACGCAGCGGCCAAGGCTCCGGCTGTGCCGGTTGCCGCACCGGTTACACCCGTTGCCGCGCCCGCGCCATCCGGCTTTTGCCGCGTGCCTGACAGCGTGGTCATGAACGACGCCGCCGACTTCATTCTCGACAACCTGCAAGGCATTATCCGCCTCGACGGGGACACCAAATAATCACGCCATGGCCACCGACAAACCAACCCCCCGCAGCCTCGGCGAGCGCGTCGCCGCGCTCATCGCCATCGCAGCCAAAAACGACGAGCGCGTGAATACGCTGTTCGCCTCGTTGCCTGACCTCCGCACCACGCTCAAGACGGAGCTCGACGCCTCGGTGCGCGCCGAGCTCTCCCAACTTTTTGAAGCGGGGATGAGCGATGCGAAAGGCACGATCAGCGCGCAGACGACCGCCGCCGTTGCGCGGATTTCCTTCGCGGTAAATTCCCGTTGCGACGCCCGTTTTGAGGCGTTGCGCGCAGCCGAGAAGTTGAGCGCGGAACAGGCGGAAGGCGTGCGCGTATTGCTTGCACAACTACAGCCCAAGTTTGAAGAGCTCTCACGCATGGCCGCAGATCAGGCCGTTGCGCTATCTACTTCGCAGCGCGAAGAGGTGGAGCGCATCATTGACGCGCATAACTTCGCCGCCGTGCCGGTGCAGGGCATCACGCTTAAACTCGCCGGACGCTACGAGGACGGGCGCACTTATTCCGCCGGTGAAGTGGTGACGCTGAACGGTAGTTCCTTCGTGGCCGTGCGCGATGGGGTGACAGAGCGCCCCTCTGGCAAGTCTGCGGATTGGCAGTTGCTCGCCGCCCGCGGGAGCGGAGGACCGGCGGGAGCGGACGCCGACACCTCCGCGTTTTTGCTCCGCGCAAACAACCTCTCAGACGTGGCCGACGCAGCGACGGCCCGCACGAACCTCGGCCTCGGCACGGCGGCGACGCGGGACGTGGGGCAGGCGGCGGGGAACGTGCCAACACTCAGCGAGGACGGCACGCTATCGCTCGGCTCCGGCGTGGCCGAGTCGTTCAACGGTGCCATCCGCCTCTACGACGGCGCAAACGACATCTACATCCCCATCGACGCTGTTGATGGGGACATTGTCGTCAACGACATCTATTTTTTCA